TTATCCATTCTGCGAACGTTGCGAACGCAAAAACTTCTTGTACGCTTCGATCATGTTCAACTCTTCTGCTGTCCAATCCTCTTCCACTTCCGCTGCTTTATTCTGCACTTGCGTCAATACTGCGTCAGCATGAATCAACAGCTTGTTCACATGAACGCGCATCAAGGTGTTCCCCGCTGTCCCCAGAATGACCGTTTCTTCCGGTATGATCCCCGATGACAAATCGAGCTTAACGGTAAATCCGTGAGACTGAAACAGCTCGACAACGGACGTAAGCTTCTCATATATTTCACCTGCATCTTCCGGTTGCCCCAGCAATTCATCGATGGAGACATCGAACAGTGATGCCACTAGATGAATCATATCTGCTCTAGGCTTGGCAATGCCCTGTTCCCAAGCATTGTAGCGCGGTCGCTTGATACCGAGTCGTTGAGCAACTTCGTATTGAGACATACCAGATTGCTTCCGAAGCATCGTTAATTTCGCAGCCAAATCCAAGCGTCTCTCCTCCCTTCTATGAAAAATGTGACAAACTACCTTGACGGATAATATAGTTATCTACTATAATTCAAATACGAACAAATGTTCTAGGTTTAATGCGGCAACTTCATAGAAAGCTGTAAAGGTAGGATGAACTCTCAGATAAATGATTTATCTTGCGGATAGTATAAATGGGGAAGCTGACGGAGTCAAGAGACTTTCTATCTTCCCTTATCCAAAATGGATAATTTATTTATCTGTAAAGAACTATGAACTAGGGAAGGTGGAAGGGGAACATGAATGACACAAAGCTGCACAAGGACGTATTCCGACATGTTGAGGCAGAGCTGTACGCACATCCATTCCGTGATCAGGAATTGTCTCGACTGCGCGAGGAAATCATGACGCCATTCGACGAAGATCCGGTTGACAAGACCATTGTGAAGGGAGCGAGCTCTGCGAGGTTAGCGAGTGATCCTACTGGACAGATGGCGGTCAAGCTAGCCGGACATGCGAAGCTGATGCATATGGAGCGCGTATCTGTGGCTATCGAGCAAGTCTATGCACAATTGCCAGAGGTGAAGCAAGAGTTTGTTCGGGTCAAATACTGGACCACCTCTCAACATCTAACCGCCATCGGCATTTGCCAGAAGCTGCATATTAGTGATCGTACGTACAGCAGATGGCGCAAACAATTCGTTCAAGAGGTAGCCGTAATGCTCGGATGGAATTAACATGGCGGGTAGGTGGCGGATTTATACAGTAATTCCGTTATAAGATGGTAATGTACCAAATAGGAAATAAAACGGCAGTGCTCAGTCACTCGATACGGAGTGGCCTTTCTCGTTCGCCAATCTGACAATCGTTGGCTGGCCGCTATGAAGGAGGTGAGGAGTGATGGGAAACATGCAGTTCCATCCTATTCCAGCAAGCACTAGCAGACAGGAGGTGAAGAGTGGATGACGGCATATCTCCTGTTGAGAGCGATTCGCAGATTTCTGGAGCAGCAGGTTGCAGGCTACGCGGCTGCATCGGGGACAGCTGGTGAACTGCTGACACCGAGCGTATTCGACTGGGATCTTCCCTTTCCCGATCCTCTCCAGCCGGAGAACTTCACGAATCCATACATCTGTGTGCGACCTGTGAAGGGACTTGATCGAGAAGACGCCGTTCCGCCGGACGTGCCGGATGCGCTCTCGTCTACAGTCGAGATGGAGATGATATTCGGTATGTATCGTGGGGGGACAGCTGCCAGCGAGCCTGTATCTGCGTACGGATACGATTTGCTGAACCTGATGGAGCAAGTACGAGCGTCGCTTCTTCAGCAGCGGATTGTAGAAGGGAAGTTCGCAATCGAAAAGCCTTACCAATGGGAAATATCTCAGGAGCAGCCATCCGAATACTGGATAGGCCGCGCGAAATCTATCTGGACCGTGCAAAGCGTAATTCCGGTATGGGAGGAGGTGTAGTTCTATGATTGAAGAGCAAGGAGCAATGATAGACGAAGTCCAACAAAAGCCGAAGAGACGGAAGCAGAAAAATCGGGCACGACAGCACAGCGCAAGCGAACAGACTATTTATATTGGACCGAATTTACGCGGGCTTGCCCAATACACGGTGTTTCGCGATGCGATGCCGGTGTCTGTTGCACGAATGATGGAGAATCAGCCAGCGATCCAACAGCTTGTTGTGCCGATCGGACAGATTGGTGCAGGAACGAAGCGTATGAATCGAACTGGCACAATCGAACATAAAGCGTATAACCAACTTCGAAAGGACGTGAAGTAGCATGAGCTACCAACATGGTGTGTATACTTCTGAAATTCCAACATCTATACTCCCTGCTGTACAATCCGGTACGGTGCCAGTTGTATTCGGCAGTGCCCCGGTGCATCTGTCACAACGGGAATCGGCTCCTGTGAATGAGCCCATACTATGCCATTCGTATCAGGAAGCTGTTGAGGCTTTCGGGTATTCGGATGACTGGAGCTTTACTTTGTGCGAATTTATGTATTCGTATTTCGGTACGTTCCAAGCTTCCCCGGCCATTCTGATTAACGTATTGGAACCGACTACGATGAAGATAAGCGAAACGAATGTATCGGCTGTATTGGAACATGATCTTGTCGTAGTAGAGCAATCCGGTATTGTGCTGGCGTCGGTTATTGTGAAATCTGATGATGGCAGTACGACGTATGTGGAAGGTGTGGATTATGCCATTGGCTATGATGCAGACGGTTATCTGATGATCCAGCGATTGACGGACGGTTCCATGATTGCTAGTGAGTCACTCACCCTTGATTTTGACAAGCTCGATCCTACAGCAGTGACGGCCGAAGATATTATCGGCGGCGTTGACGGTAGCGGCAATCTGACTGGATTGGAGCTGCTTAACCAAGTATTCCCGAAATACCGGATCGTGCCCGGCATAGTGCTAGCGCCGGGATATTCGCACAATCCCGCTGTAGCCACGGTGATGACGGCGAAGGCCGGGAACATTAACGGCAGCTTCCGCTGTGTCGCACTAACGGATATTCCTGCGGATAGCGTTACATCGTACAGCGACGTACCTGCGTGGAAGAACGACAACAGCTACACCTCAGAACGCCAGATCAACAGCTGGCCGAAGCTGAGCTTGGGAGGTCGTACGTTCCATATGTCCACACAGCTAGCTGGCGTCATGGCGGTCACAGATGCCAACAATGACAACGTTCCGTATGTGTCACCATCGAACCAAGCCTTCCAGGCAGACGGGGCGAAGCTTGCTGACGGCAGTGAAGTGCTGCTAGGTCAAGATCAAGCCAACTACTTGAACGGTGAAGGCGTCGTCACCGCGCTGAACTGGATTGGCGGCTGGCGGGCATGGGGCAACCGGACTGGCGTGTACCCGACTGTTACTGATCCGAAGGATGCGTTCATTCCGGTGCGCCGCATGATGGATTGGATTCAGAACACGATAGTACTGACCTTCTGGCAGCAAGTAGACGCACCGATTACCCGCCGCCTGATCGCAGCCGTAACCGACAGCCTGAATCTCTGGTTGAACGGATTGGCTGCAGCAGGCAATATTGTCGGCGGCCGCGTAGAATTCCAAGCGTCGGAAAATCCGGACATCGCACTGGCCGATGGCATCGTCAAGTTCCATGTGTACGTGACGCCGCCTTCTCCAGCCAAGGAAATTGACTTTGTTGTCGAGTATGATCCCCAATATTTGAGCGGACTGTTCGCATAAAGGAAGGAGACGAATAAAACGATGAGTAGACAAATACCTGAAAAATTAATTAACTTCTCCGTCTATCGTGATGGCAAGGAATGGCTCGGTACAGCAAGCGTGGATTTGCCCTCCATCGCAGCTATGACAGAAACGATCAGCGGTGCAGGCATTGCCGGTGAGGTAGACAGCCCTACGCTGGGCCACTATGGCAGCATGACCTGTACGCTGAATTGGCGGACACTGGCTCGGCCAGGTGTCAATCTGTTCCAGACGAAATCACATGCGCTCACCTTCAGAGGAGCGCAGCAGATGTACGATACTTCCTCAGGCGAATATCGTTCAGCAGGATTCACAGTGGCGGTCAAGGCCATTCCGAAGACGGGCGCACTCGGCAGTCTTACGCCAGGAACGGCGACCAATTCCACCAACGAATTCGAACTGACCTATCTGAAGATCGATATCGACGGCCGTAATGTGTTGGAGATCGACAAGTTTAATTTCAAATGTGTGATCGACGGTGAGGATCAGCTTGCTGACGTTCGCCAACAACTCGGAATGTAGGAGGTAGAACCATATGGCTGAGCATAAGGTTCAGGGTAGCGAGTTTTCGCTTCGCTACCCTGTTGAATTCGAAGGGAATACAGTTGACTCGCTGCAAGTCAACTTCTCCGGTCTAACCGCAGACGATATTATCGCAGCAGAACGGCAATTCGTAGCAGAGACGGGGGAGAATCCATTCGTCAAGGAGACAAGTAAGCTGTTTCAAGCTTATATTGCCGCACGCGCTGCGGGCGTGCCCATTGAGCTGGTGAAGAAGATCAACGCTTCGGACTTCTCTCGTCTTACGCTGCGGGTGCAAAATTTTTTGCTCGGTGTGGACTAGGCCGGACGCCGATTCGGGACGTATTGGTTTTTTTGTCCTTGCACACGCACACCCCGATTTCATACTTCGTGACACAGTCATTAAGCGAGTTGAACGAGTATGTAAGCAGCATAATGCGCATCCGCGGGAAGGGAGGGGAGGACCATGGCTAACAATTCAGAGATAGCGCTTATGAACAAGCTGCAAGATGCGGTCGGTACATTTTCCGAAGAGCTGCAGACGCTGCAAAAAAACATGAATCAAAGTGATTCCGAATTTGACCGGGCAGCCAAAAGCGCGAATGAGTACGCGAAGAATATAGGCGTTGGCATGACGGCTGCCATTGCGCAGCTAGGAGTCGTAGCCTGGAATACCGCGAACGAGTATGACAAAGCGCTGAAATCTATCCAGCTAAGCACAGGATCCAGCGGACGGGAATTGCAAGCGATGGAGGGAAGCTTCCGCTCGATCATGCAGGAAGTGCCCAATGCGGCTGCGGAAGTTGCCGGAACGATCGCCAATCTCGATTCGTACACAGAGGCGTCAGGCGGAACGATGGATTCGCTTGCTCGGCAGATACTGGACCTGTCTCGCATGCTGAAGGAGAACGGTGCGGGCAACGCGAAGGCATTCGGACAAGCTCTGTCGCAATGGCAGCGCCCGGCAGAGGATGCAAGTACGTTATTGGATGGCATGTTCAAGATTTCGCAGCATACTGGCATCGGCTTCGGCCAGCTCGCAACCGACCTGAACAGCTACGGGGGAGCCATGCAACATGCAGGTTTCAGTATGGAAGAGACGGCAGACTTCTTCGGACATTTGAATGCACAAGGAATTGCCACATCTAAGGTGATGCCCGGGCTGAACAAGACGTTCCAGCAATGGGCAGGCGAGCAGAAGAATTCACGGCAGGAGCTGGCGAAGACAATGCAGGCCATGCAGGGAGCGGAATCATCTGCGGATGCTCTCGCCATCGCTACAGACGCCTTCGGCCAAGACAGCGCCCAACAGATGGTGACAGTAGCGCGCAGCGGTGCCTTCGCACTGGCGGATCTCGGCAGCAGCTTCGAAGGAGTGGGTGGAAGCATAGCCCGCTATGCTGATGAAACCATGACGCTGGATGACAAGATGCAACGGCTGAAGAATCAGCTTTTTCAGGTGCTGGAGCCTTATGGGGAGAAGATGATTGAGCAGGCGGAGAAAGCGGTGGATTACTTCGAGCAGAATGGACCGGAAATGATCGCTATTGCAGAAGATGTAGCGAAGGCCATAGCGGGCATCGGGATCGCCGCAGGCACGATTAAGATGGGCAAGGGTATTGCTGACGTGAGTACATTCATCGGCAATCTCGCGAAAGTGGGCAAAGAGACAGCGAAGACAGGAGCAGGTGTGGGAGGTGTCTCTGCCTCTGTGCGTATTCTGGGTACAGTACTCAGGGGGCTTACTGGACCTGTAGGTTGGGCAATCGCCGGTGTAGGCCTTCTATCGGCAGGATGGACTACGTATAAGAAGCACCAAGAGGATGCGCGGCAAGAGCTAATTCATATGGGGGACGATCTGGAGGAGGTGTCCTCTCATTATGATATAGCTGCGGAGAAAGCGACAAAGACGAATGATCTTGTGTGGGAATATGAACACTTACATGAAATCGTTAATAACAACACAGATGCTACTCGCGACCTGTCAACGCAAAAAGAGCGGCTTGCTGAAATAGAACAAATCTTACAGGATATGTACCCGGACAGGATTAGTCAATATGATATTGAGAATGGAAAAATTAATGAAAAACTGGAACTGCTGAAGCGAGAAAAAGATGCCGAACGGGATTTGTCCAAGTTAAAGCTGGAAAAGGAAGTAGCAGAAAAGCGAAGGGATCTTCCAAAGCTTGAAGAGGAAATAGCATCATTAGAGCTTCAGACAGAGGAACTTTGGGATCAAAGAACTGCCATAGAGAATGCAATACCTGCATTCAAGGAGTTCCAGGTGGAATTTGAGGAAATCATGGACATGCAACCGTCTGATGAGAGGACAGAACTACTGGATGATTTGCAGCAGCGGGCTAATGAGGTTGGACAAACAGTCGGTTATAGCTTTATTGGATATAACCACTTAGAACAACTTGATAAGAAAATAGATGAATTATCCGATGAAGAAATTGACAATCTCGATGAATACATCAAGAAGTATGAAGAACTCAAATCGGCGACTGCAAGTTACAAAGAACTATACGACCAACAGTTATCGTTACTTGAGCTTGATCTTGGTGGCACAATCGAAAGTATGATGGCCAATTATAGTAGTCTCACTGACGAGCAAAAAGTAGCAGTTGATTTAGCGCTTGCCAACATTGAGAAACTAAACGAAAACATGGGTCTCATGCAAAAGGAATACCAGATTGATGTCAATGTATTATTTAAGCAAGCAGGTCTAGTATCTGATCTTAGACTAGCTCAACAATACTACCCAAGCATTCCTATTCCGGAAGGATATGCCGATGGAGGCTTCTCCGACCGCCCGGCAATCTTCGGCGAGGCGGGGCTAGAGGCGGCTATTCCAATCAACAACAAGCCGCGCTCGCACGCGATTCTGGATCGGGTCAATCATCTGATGGGGCATGATACGAGCGGTAGCATGCAAGTGACCTTCGCACCGAACATTCGGTTGGCGGTGGGAGGGAGCACACATGATGTCCGTAGTCAGGTACAGTCTGCCATCCGCGAGTCGCAGGTGGAGTTCGAACGCCGCTTCCGCGAGATGGTTCAGCAGGAAAGGCGGTTGAGTTTCCATGCTTAAGTATACGACGATCCAAGGGGACACATGGGACGGTATTTCCTATAAGCTCTACCAGACTGAGGCTTATATGTCGGAGCTGATGGCGGCTAACCCGGCACATATGCGCACGGTTGTGTTCGCTGCAGGTGTTGTCCTGCGAGCTCCGGAGATTGCTTCCCGAGAAGCTGTGCAGTTACCGCCGTGGAAGCGGAGGCGTTGAGAGATGAGCACACGAAAAGCAATAGCACATCTTACTTATGAAGGCGTGGATATCTCAGAGGATATTGCGCCTTTTCTTATGTCTATGTCCTACACCGACAATGGCACCAATCGGGCAGATGATCTGAGCGTGACTTTAGCCGATCGGGAAGGACGCTGGCACGATGCATGGATGCCGAACAGTGGGGATGAGGTGGAAGCAGAGATCAGGCTAGAGAACTGGTACGGTCCGGGCATCAGTCGTTCCTTGTCATGCGGTACATTCACCATAGATAGCCTTAGTTTGGATGGTCCGCCAGATAAAGTAGTCATTCAGGCCTTGTCTTATCCCGGCAATGATGTCATCAAGAATGAGTTGCGTACCCGTTCGTGGGAAGAGGTGACCTTGCAGCAAATCGCCTCAAGCATTGCCGATTCAGCAGGGATGGCATTCATGTTCGAGACCGAGGATGTCCGCTATGATCGGCTGGAGCAGAGCAATGAGAGCGATCTGTCCTTCCTGACATCTATCTGTGAGAAGGAAGCTGTATCCTTGAAAATCACGAATAACACGCTCGTGCTGCTGGACGATCGTACCTATGAAGCACAGCCTCCGGTGCGTACGTTGACGCGTGGGGAGAGCGACATTCTCTCTTACTCCTTCAATCGCTCGGTGGTTGATGCGGCCTATGCGGCATGTGAAATCAGCTATTTCGATAGTTCCGCGAATAGAACCATTCAGGGTGCATTCCGACTGCCGGAAGCAACGGGTCCTACCTTAAAGCTGAACGAGCGGGTATCCTCTGAGGCCGAGGCAATCCGCAAAGCAAGAAAAGCACTGTACCAGAAGAACAAGAAAGCACAACGCGCGAGCGTTACCGTTCTCGGCGATTATGCGCTAGTACAGGGGCTGACAGTCTCACTTGTCGGGTTCGGCAAGTTCGATGAGAAGTATATGATCGACTCCGCAAGGCACGAGGTAGGCAGCTCCGGTTATAGAACATCACTGGAATTAAGAAGGGTGTTGGCAAACGGATGAGCGATGGGATGAACATAGTGAAGGTAGGCCGTGTATCCGCGATTGATGCGGCTCGCCGCCGCATTCGGGCAACGTTCCCAGATCGGGATCATCTGGTAAGTGGCTGGCTGCAGCTGGCAGCACCGCCTATATTGCTAGATGAATATACGGAGCTTCGCATGCCGCAAGTCGGTCAGACGGTGCTTTGTGTATTTCTCGGTAATGGGTTGGAAACCGGTTATTGGTTGGGGGTGATAGGATGATCGGTTCGTTCGGGGATGTGGTTTTTATAGCTTCAGCTAATCAGATCCGCACGTTCGAGAATTTCTCTCGTTCTACTTCACCGCGGTGGTCGGTGCATGATATCCATCAGCGGCATCCCAAACCGGAGTATATTGGACCTGGACAGGATTCGATATCGTTCACCATGCGTTTCGACGTCCGATATGGCATGAAGCCACGGTCCGAAATGACCAAGCTGCTTGTCATGTGTCGCGAAGGACGAGCGGAGACGCTCATAGTCGGCGGCATCCCAATGGGGGTGCACAAATGGTATATCGAATCGATTACGCAGGATTGGACGTATTTTGACGGTGCGGGGCGGCTGCTAGTCGGCATCGCTAACCTTTCGCTGAAAGAGTACGTATAAGGAAGGTGATGAATATGAACTATACAACGACAGCTGCTGGCAAGTCGATTGATTTCGGAGCAACAGGCATACAAGAGCTGGCTCAGAACATCCGGACAATCGTATCGACGGCACAAGGCAGTGCAGTGCTCAACCGCGGCTTGGGCATGAATACCTCGCTGCTGGATGGTCCTATGAATACCGTCCAACAAGCTCGCCTGACTGAACAGATCGTGACAGCGGTTCAGCAATATGAACCCCGTGTGGAAGTAGTGCGAGTAGATTATGAGGAGGATGGACAGTCAGGGCGGATGTTGCCTGGTATCACATTTCGTCTGAAGCAAGGGGTGAGGTTGGAATGAGTGTATACGATTTGTCAGACATTCAGTTTGTCGATACGGATACCGAAGAGATTAAGAATAGTATTATTGCAGTCTATGAGGCAGTCGCAGACAAGAAGCTGTATCCGGGCGATCCGGTACGGCTTTTTTTGATGACCATTGCGGACCTGATTATTCAGCAGCGAGTGCTGATCAACGAAACTGCTAAGATGAATTTGCTGCGCTATGCCACAGGGGATTATCTGGATCAGATCGGAGCTTTAACAGAAACACCGCGCCTGCAAGCGGAGCCAGCGACTGTGACCGTTCGTTATACACTGTCTGCTCCTCAGCCTGGGGCACTATTGATTCCGCCTGGTACGAGAGTGACACCTGGGAATGAACTGTACTTCGCAGTGGTTGAAGGCGGTGACATCCCAGCAGGAGAAATCGAAGGTGAGTTTCTATGTGAATGTATGGAGGCGGGTGTTGTCGGAAACGGGTATGCGCCGGGGCAGATCAATATATTGGTTGATCCGATTCCGTTCGTCTCTCAAGTTGCGAATGTGTCTGTGAGTGCAGGTGGAACCGATGTGGAGAGTGATGAGGCTTACCGGGAACGTATTCACATTGCTCCTGAGTCTTTCAGCTCGGCGGGTCCTCGTGAAGCCTATGAATATTGGGCGCGATCCGCATCCAAGGATATCTTGGACGTACTCGTCTATTCCCCCTCACCGATGGAGGTAGAGATCAGGGTGCTTCTAACAGGCGGTGAGCTGCCAGGGGTTGAAGTGCTGAATACGGTTGACGCAGCATGCAATGATCGCAGTATTAGACCGCTCACGGATAGAGTAACAGTGCTAGCGCCGAACGTCGTTTCCTATAACATTGACCTTACTTATTGTATCGCAAGCGATGATGTCACGTCTGCAACAGCTATTCAAGAAGCGGTACAAGCGGCTGTTACGGAATATGTATTATGGCAAAAATCCCGAATAGGGCGAGACATACTTCCATCAGAGTTAATACGTCGCGTCATGAACGCTGGTGCGAGACGGGTTGATATGGTTAGCCCTACGCATATAACAGTTGCGAATACGGATGTTGCTGTAGCGGATGCCATCCATGTGACTTACGGAGGGTTGGAAGATGATTGATGTATCCGAAATCAAGCTGATCGATCTCGTCCCTTCTCCGATGAAGAACGATTCAACCATTCGAGCGGCAGCCGAAGCGATCGACCAACAGCTGCATGCTACTACCGCACTGATCCCGCGCTTGGCAATTGTGCATCATATCGATACGTTGCCGGAAACTTGGGTAGATCAGCTTGCTTATCAGTTTCATGTGGACTTCTATGACCCATCACTTCCAGTCGAACGGAAGCGAGAGCTAGTCCACCATTCGCTCGCATGGCACAAGCGGAAGGGAACACCATCGGCGGTAGAAGAAGTGGTGAGCATAGCCTTCTCGGATGCTGAAGTAACCGAATGGTGGGAGTACGGCGGAACACCGGGTTACTTCCGGGTCTCGACTGAATCGGAAGTAACGGATGCCGATGCATTGAACGAGCTGATCCGATCGATTCACAGCGTGAAGAATGTCCGAAGCTGGTTAGACGGCATGATTATCGAACGGACCAAGGAGCTGTCCTTGCGCATCGGAGGCGTTGTGCAGCAAGTCAAAGTAAGGACTATTTTACCGGAAGGAGGAGCATAAATGGCCGAATTTAACGGAATGAAGATGACTCATGCCGGCATAACCTTACAAGCTAAAGCACTGGCGGGTGTGCCGCTGACATTCACCCGAGTGGGTATTGGGGACGGCTATGTGCCGGAGGGAACGGATTTGCAAGACTTGACTGAACTGGTACATGAAACCGAAGCTCTGAATATTGTTGAACTGGTGAATATCGAGGATGGCAAGGTCAGACTGCAGGCGAGAGTGACGAATGAGGGTGTGACTGAGGGGTTTTACATCCGAGAGATTGGCATATTTGCGAATGATCCGGACGCGGGGGAGATTTTGTACGCTGTCACGAATGCAGGGGAACGAGCGGATTACATTCCTGAAGAGGGCGGTGGAATCATTGAGGAAATTCTGAATCTGATCACCATAGTTGGCAATGCAGCCAACGTGACAGCCACAATCGATAGTGCATCAGCTGCCACAGTGCAGCAGGTGCAAGAACTGGATGCAAGAGTATCTCAGGTTGAAGCTGATCTGACCAACGATGCTGCCCCCATCCCGTATAATCTACAGCGCGGCCAGAAAATCGTCGATGCCGTACAGGAGTCGGGCTTGAGGCTGATAAGCATGAAGGGGCGGACGGATATTAACCATGTGCCTTTGTTTGATTCGGGGTTGTGGCTAACGTCAACGGGAACTTTTAACGATGTATCTCCTGTGCGGACGGAAGTTGAGGTGCAAGATGGCTCGCCTAATGTCAGAAACATTGTAGTCGCCGTAAAAGAAAATGAATCCTACACCTTGTCACTAAATCATAATGGGTATGTTGCGATATATACAAACGATGCGAGTCCGACTGTAATAGTAAGCTATAGAACAGATCAGGTGTTGACCTTTAACACTGGTAGCAACTCTAATATAAGAGTTTTTATATCCAGTCAAGGAAACAATGGCTCTTTCTATTGGGAAACCATCATGCTTACAGAAGGTTCCAAAGCACGTCCATTTGTCGCCAACATGAAGCCGTTGGGTACGGTGATGATTGAGAATAAGGGGAAGAATTTGCTTAAACCACACCCTGATAATATCGAATTGTCAGGAAGCGTTACTCAAAACGGAAATTACGATATAACTCTAACTGCAACCGCACTTGGACAGGGTATGTCTTTCTTAGTCCCTGCTATACCAGATCAGCAATACTATTTTAGGATTGCTGAACACGGTGCACGAACGTATATAGTTTCGATTGACAGTGACGGTACAGAGACGTTTTTGCAAACAACCACGGCTACAACACAATATTCAGTTGTGACCCCAAGTAACTCTGTAACTTTGAAAGTTGGGCTTACTAGCGGCACAGTGGGTGCAGGTACGTACAACTTCAAACATTATATTTTAAGTTTAGAGGATATCCCTTTCGAACCACAAGACCAGTCCGGACTAGTCATCCTCGAAGTCGGGCGCTCTAACGTTGACGGAACGATTTGCGATGAGGTGTATGAGAGGGATGGGAAGCTTTTTCGGTTGCAGAAGTTTGGGTATAGGGTTTTGGACGGTTCACTTGACTTAAATTTTTTTGATGATTTCGATCCTAGCTTTAAGACTATCACCATCTCAAATATAAACGGAATAGTTACAAGCTCGGGCAAATTGGTAGTTAGCAAGTATAACGGGCTAATCATCAGATCAGTAATCAGCACGTCCAGCGTACAGGAAGCTGATATGGTTTCTATTGGTGTGGCTAATATACTTATATCCATTGCAAACACCGACAGCGGTTGGGGCGAGTCTTATACTCCAACAGCGGATGAGGTAAAGGCTTATTTTAACGGTTGGTATATGTGGGAATACGGTACATCATATGAGTCTTACAATGGTACTGGTGATAAACGCTGGATAAAGAAAAAAGTTGGTGGTGGATATGTTGATGGATCTTCTGTACCAACGGTACCCACGGAAATGAACGATCAGGGATATATACCATACCAACTCCAATACCAACTCGCACAGCCAGTCGAAGTCGAAATTTCGGACGTTGGAGGTTTAGAGTTATACGCTGGACTGAACCAAGTCGAACTTTCAGAAGGGGTTATATTGGGAGAGCCTGTTACACCGCAATCTAGCGGCGATGGAACTACGTATCATATCAATAGTGGTATATCAGGATATGAGACCACCCATTTAGCGTACAGGGCAGATAAAATCCTAGTTGTGTATAGAAACGGGGAAGCAGACGGTAAATGGATTATTACAAGCGCAGGCACATCTTATGGGAATCAACGTGCGTATATATCTGCATCCGACTATGACCCAACCGCTACCTATTCCGTCGATTACATCATCTTGGACAAGTACCTACTCACGACCAACGCAGCCGAAGCTGATCTGGAAGGTCAAGCAAACCTTGCGACAGCAGTCGGCAAAAACGTTCGAGACATTGCTGATATCAAGCGTGACGTGACTGTGATCGAACGGGATTATGCACGGAAGCAGCAGCCAGATTGGATTAAAGCGACATTGTTAAATGGTTGGACAGGCTCGGTAAAGTATTACAAAGACGAATTAGGTAATGTAATGATCGTTGGTGATACGGTATCCGGAGTTGGCGCGACTAACGCAACTATTTTTAGACTGCCAAGGGGTTACAGACCATTGCTATATACGCCGTGTGTAGGGGCTGACGCTTCGGAAGTAGCTGAAAAGGTGTTTCAAATCAGGGATAACGGAGCGTATGTGGATTTTGCTGTCCTAAGCCCTATAACAGCAGGACATGTTGTGAGGTTTTTCGCTATGTTCCGAGCGGAACGATAAGGAGGGTTGAACATTGAAACTAGGCGTACAGTTTGACGAACAGGGGAACTTTGTAGGCGACTTCTTGGAAGGGATGCAGCTACCAGAGGAACATACGTTGTATCGGGGAGAGATAATCGAGGGATTGTACGTACCGAAACTCCTAAGAGGAGAGGTAGTCGAAGTACTGTCCTCCGAAGAAATCGAAGAAATCCGTAACCAGCCACAATCAGAAACCTCAGAACAGAAGATAGCACGCCTTGAAGCGGAGAATATCGCATTGCAAGCTGCTGATCTCGACAATAAAGAAGCCATAGCTGTGCTATATGAAATGCTAGTTGGAGGCGAAACTAATGAATGA